AGATCGTAATCTGCAGGCATGAACTTTTTAGCTTCGGCCCATCCATCTGCGTCATACTTCACATCTGAATACAAAAATTTTCTTACCTTTTCACCCATTTGAACTATGTCTCTTCCTACTTTCATCATGACTTGAATCCATAATTTTAATTTTAGAATGAGGAGGCAGGCGAGCGGGGCAATCCAGTACCCATATAGTCCGGGCCTTCCGTGACAGACGGGCCTGCGATCTTTTCTTTTTCCGCTTCCAGCTCTTCTAGTTCCCAAGGGTGATCAGACATTCTCTCTCTTTGCTGCATGTCAATCTCGGTATTCATCGACCACTTGTTGCCGCCGAATCTTGAGATCGCCACTTCTTCAGGAGTGATCACGCCACGGTCAATATAGATCGCATCCATTTCGGCAACCTGTCTTCTTGTAATCGCGTCTTGCTCTTCAGTGTTTTGCCAGAGAGGAACGAATTGAAGAGACCAGTCTTCAGGCTCTACGCCTTCAAACGGGCCGTCTTTTGAGATCATTATATATCGAATAAGCTTCTCAAGAACTCCCCTAAGCTTGGTTTCTTGTTCTTGCTTAATTGCATCATAGAAGTGACGTACATCGTTTTCTCCAGTAGCGTTAAGGCCTGCTGGACTGCGTCCGAATAGCAGAGTGACAGGGATTCGAGTGACTGCTGAAAGAGCCAGCATGAAACGATCAATAAGATCGGCCACCCCAGAGACATTCGTCGTAAGTTTCGTATACGTTTCATTGCCATCCAAAATCATTGTATTGGTTGTGGATTTGGACATGTTTAATATGTTTAGCCTCCTGAGCACATCCTGATCTCCACATTGAGATGCCATGATCGCTGTCAGGTTTGGCACAGTTAAGATCCCATTTACAAAATCTTCCATGATCGTCGCCGTATGGCTGAACGCTGTTGAGTAGTTTCTAAGCTCCTCATAAATTGTCTGGACTAAAGGGTCACCCCACCCCTGATTGAAGTTTTGCCATCTTGGAGGGAGTATATTCCAGTCCATCCTAAGCACCCGACTATAATGCACGAAGAAAACAGCTCCTGTGCGGTTATCGTTGACTGTATAAACGTTTGGGAATCCGTAGTTTGGGGAGTTGAGATCGGATTCAAAAGTCCCGTCTCTTGAGTAAGCCTGATAGCGGTCAAAAACTCGTAGCCACTGAACATCTCTAATCCCCCTTTCATCTACAGGCTGGTCTAAAGGCAATCCATCTGCGATTCCCATGATGCATATCGAGCCACCAAATAACCTTGCCCATTTAATCAAATTCGTCATTGCTTCGGTAATTTTCAGCTCTTCCAGCTTTCCCTGAATCTTACCTTCAGCGTCACCCTCAAGTTCCCATCCCTGCCTTACCATCTCTTGTGCGAACAGATCTATAATGAGCCTCAAAACACCATCTGAGCGATACATCTGATCAAGCTCAGATCGGTTGAAAATGTTTGTTATGCGGAAAGTGCCGTTCTGCTTCTTGTCACGACCGCATATCCCAAGTCCAGTCAACACATTCATCCAACCGTCAGATCGGACGAAATTGTCATTGTTTATTTGCTTGACACGGGACAGTAAATGTTTCTGCTCTTGGACGTAAGTTACTGGAGCGTAATCAATCGCATCAGCTTTCACTATTGACTTGTCTTGCATATCACCTCACATTTTTGACAGTGCCTGAAGATTGTAATTATCTTCAGTGTGCATTAAAAACGCTCCGCTCAATGCGTCCACAATATCGTCATGAACGCCTTCAGGAAAGTTTTCCAGTTCCCTGAAGAAATCTTCGTTCCAATGGCTGCGCAATACTTTAATGTTTCCAGCTTCCGCCTGAGCACTGACAGGCGACGCTCTAGTCACTTTATCTTTAGTTGCTTTATATGCCTTTACGGTATATCCTGAGAGCATCCTAATCAATAAATCCACTTCACTGACTCCAGCCTGACCAGGGTCTTGTTCGATTCCAATCCTGGTTTGCATTCCATCCTGCGAAGCGGTATTTCTAATGGCATTTTGAACTTGCAACGGGGAATCTTGCATTCTAACGCAATCGCAAATGTAAAAAATTCCGTTCACATCTTTTGCCATTTTTATTCCAACAGTAAAATCCGGATCATTAATCTCTGTTTTTTTAGTTGCTGCTCTATCCCAATACCTAACAAATTGAAGGTTCCTTGGCAACACATCAATAACTTGGAAATAAATTCTTTGAAAGAACATTCCTGATGTTGGCCTTACATTCCAATTTCCCATCAGAAGTTGCTCACGTTCAAAGCGACTTAACGCCTTAAGTGAAGCAAGATAGCCAGGGTCGCGATCAAGCAGTATTTTATTGTCATAAACAGTGGATGCGATGAATGTAAAACTTTTGGGCAGGCGAGTTTCGTCTTTTTCTAACAATTCGGCTTTAGTTGCACCCCATACGATCTTGTCATTTTCGACAACAAACCATCTAACCTTACCTGATCTTTCTGGAATGCAATAGCCCGTGTCATTATCGATCCACCAAGAAATCATATGACGCACCCAGGAATCAGGATCAGGGTTGGTGGTAGCACGGATATAGCTAGGGATTCCAGAAACGCTCCTATTGCGTGAAAACATATACATGAATTGCGACCAGGTAAAGTGAGTCAGCTCATCAAAACCAATCAAGGGGATCTGTGAGCCTTGCCAGTTGAATCGGTCTTTGTCATATTCCATATTGGCAAAACAGACTTTCGCGCCCGAAGGAAACTGCCATTCGAGCCTAGATTCCCTAGGCGTAGCCTTTAGAGAGGGATAGATAGTCATGGACGTGTCCCATAGACCGCCCGCATTCCTGACTTGAGTTGAAGTCCTGCGAAAGATGACAGCAGAGAAATTTGGATTTTTATACCAGCGCAAGCACTCTAAAAGCAGAGCGAAGGTCTTGCCTCCACCTGCTGCACCGCCATAGATGACTATATCGGCTTTGGTTAAGAGAAAATCTTCTTGAGGCCCAGGTTGCGGTCCGATTCCACCTTTTTCACGTTTCACCCTCGCACCTCATGCCATTATCTGGAATGTAGAATTTGACTTCCGAGGACTTGACATCGACTGTTTGCTCAACGACCGCTGTCTCTTTCCAACCTAGCCTTACCTTTGCCAGAAAAATCAAGGCTGAACGATCTGGAGCAATAGCAGGGTGAAGCTGGATACCAGAGGCAGGATCAATTACAGCTTCGCGGCCGACAGCCATCTTATAAAGCCTTTCCGCTATCGTGTTTTTAGAGACAGCACGACCAGAAATAAGCTCTTTTTCAAAGTATTTAGTGAGAGTTTTATTGTCCATTCCAAGGACTGCTGCGATGTCTTCATTCGTTGCGCCGTAGGCTGCATAAGAATAGGCAATGCGTTTTTCCTGTTCTGTAGGCTTCTTTCGATATTTTCTCTTTGGCCTTTTATAGCCAGCATTCCTAATCGCTTCCTTTGCTTCCACCAAGTCGCTTGAATTCTCGCTGTTTCTTGACCTTTCTGATTCGCTTGACTTCTTCATTGACATCCTCACAATTCCACATTTGCTCCAACGAATAATAAACGACCGAGTAACGGTAGCAGTTATCATCTTCAGGCTTAATAATTGGAGTCACCCCATGCAGAATTTCAGCCCCGTCGAAAATGACCACGTGATTGTCATCACATTCAAATTTGATGTCATATTCAGGGCAAGCCAGGCGACCGCCTTGCACTCCTCTTTTTAGCACAATCATATTACTAAGAACATTTTTAAAATTTCCGGCATCGTGATGATATTTAAGGGGATTATTTTTATTGACGATGCCGGAAGTAAAAGGAGTTCCAGCAAGTTTGTATTGTTCTTTGATTCTGTCTTTTACCATATCAAAATGCCTCCTGAGAGTCTCAGGAAAGTACTTCAAGTAAAGCTTAAGCAGTTCTTTCGAAAACTCACAGATCACGTGATGCTGCTTAGGAAAATTTCGGGCCATAGCAGTAGCGGAACAAAAATCTTTTCGCATGGTAACGCGAGGGGAATAGCCAAAAATCGCACTTCGGGTTTTCAAGCCATTGGTTCGAGTTGTCTCTTCATAATCAATGGTCTTGACCGCCCATCTCAAATTTTGAGTTGGCGCATCAATCTGAGCGTAAAGAATGCGAGGCACATCGTTTTCCATCACAACGCAATCATAATCGATTAACTGCGAGCAATCATCTTCCAGAGCTGAACGCATCTTGTAAGTTTTAAAATCAAGTTCTTTAGCCTTTACATTGATTATCTTCATTTTATCTTCTTCCAATTGATTTTAACGTCTATCCTTCCCTCTTTTCTCAGGGGCTCGACAATCTCAGGCCATTTTCGGCAAAGTTTCCATGTCTCATGCATTTCAGTCTCTTCATTGTACCATTCAGACATACCGCCAGGCTGAGACTTCATATCGGCGATTCCATAAAAATATTTACCGCTTCGCAAAGTTCCTTTTGCCCTAAAGATAGCCTGTAAGGAAAGATCGTAGTCTTCGCGTATTTTAAGCCTAATGTCATAGTCAATGTTTTTGCAATTCTCTAAATTGAACAAAACACACTGCATTGCGATCTTGTCTTTTTGAATTTCGGAGGCCGACCAGGAAAATTGTCTCAATTCAAGGGAATAAAGAGAGGCTGGAGGATAAAACCGAAATTGATACCATGATTTTTCCAAAACACCTGCATCCGTCTGCTTTGTCTTGCCATCAAAAGACTCACCGAAACATTCAATGTCATCATCCAGCATCCAAAACCATTTGTAGCCCATATGACGCATTTGCTTCATTATCCAATCACGCGAATATGTGATTCCTTGACCGCTTTCAGGAAGCACCATAATTTTGCTTCCAGTAGCCTTGTAAATCTCTTTCTCGGCAGGCTCTACAACAAAACAATAGGTCAGATTAGCTTCCCTCAACAACTTGTCCGTCTTGGTCTTCCCCGCTCTCCCTTTCGATGGAATCAGAATCGGGACTAGATGCTGGTTGTATTCCATTGCTGACCTCATAGAAATTTATTAACCTCAAAAAAACTTCGCTATTGTCATCGCAATATAGTTCTTTTGATATCTCATCAAGCTTTTTAAGTGTTCCTTCGTATATGTCTGAGGGCAACTGAAACACAATTTGCTTGATAGTATTGTCATTGAAATTCTTCTTTGCTTTTTCGAGTTCTTCTTCGGAAATATCAGGCTCGACAGCATCATCATCTGACCCGAACACTGGAGGAGGCTTGACGCTTGGATCGCCAGTAGGTTTTTTCTGCTCAAGCAAAGAGATCTCCACACCGTGTTTTAAAAGCTCATCTTTGCTATACCTGCGCTGTATTATTTCCTGATCCCATTTACCGTAGTCCAAGTTGTCTTTGATTATGAAACGACGCTGCTGCTCGTCTGTTATCTGATCCGCCCACAACACCCAAACATCTTCCATACCAGCTTCAAGGCAGGCTTTGTAACGCTGATTGCCGCCCAGGATCACGCCATCTTTATTCACAACAATTGGACGCAATTTCAGCATCCAAGGAGCCTCTTTTATAGACTCGACAAGCCTTTCAAATTTCTCGTCTGAAATAGTACGTGGATTGGAAGGATTTAAAAGAATCTCATGAATAGGAGTCCTGACTATCTTGTAGATTTTTTCAATTGGCATAATTGGCCTCCCAATGGTTTAAGAGCTTCAAAAGCACTTCGGGATTCTCATTGCATTGCATATGCTTTTTGATAGCTTCCAGAGATTCAACAACTTTGTCGAAAATATCAGCAGGATAGTAGACCACAATTTGCTTTATGGAATTGTTGTCATAAGCTTCTTTTCTTTCGGCCAGGTCAGATTGATCAATCGCGGGTTGGATATCGCCTATGACTTCCAATCGAGGAGCTGTCATTTCAACCAGTTCTGCACCCATAGAAACCAGTTCAGCATCAGAATATAGATTCGATACCATTGGCCTGTCCCAGTTTCCATAATATGTGTTGTCCTTCAGTATGAAATCATTCAATTCTTTCTCTGACAAATCATCGGCCTTGACTACATAGACTTCTGTCAGGCCTGCGACTTGACACGCCCTGAGCCTTTGATTGCCTCCCATGACCACGTTGTTTTTATCGACGACCAGGAAGCGAATCGAGAGCATGAATCCATCTTCTTTAACCGACTGGACTATCTTCTCGAATTTCTCGTCCTCTATCACCCTCGGATTCTCCGGATTCAGTTTCACCTGATCTATCGGCATCGCGTAGATCTGGTAGGCTTCCTCCAGGGGCTGGCTGCGTTGCTTGCTCATTTCTGATCCTTTCTTGATATTTTTCTATCATGATGAGATTATAATTTTTCACAGTCCTCACCATATCGTGAGTAAGTTTTTCAAAAGTTTCAGGAATCATTTTGACTTGGAAGGCGACCTTGTCATCTATCAAAAATCTCATTGAGAAAAGATTGCTTTCAGGCTCCCAAGTCAAATTCATTTTTGTTTCACCAATTTCATCACTCATTTTTAAACCTTTTAATATCTTCTTTTCTTTGTTCAATATAAGAACGGTCTAAGTGACAAATTCTATCGTTGGAAGCATGAAATACTAAAACCATTTCAAACGCCATCTTCATATCTTCTTCTGATTCAAAAGTAAAACTGTCACAACATTTAAATTCTTCATACCAATTATAGTAAAATTCTATAGAAAAAAATCCGTTTTTAACAATCATTGCAAAATTAGTTACATTATTTAAATTTACCACTCTTTCTTCTCTAACAATTAACATTACTAATCCTCCTTAGTCATCCACCAATTTTATTGTTACCGCTGTCTTTTTCAGCCCTTCAGTTCCACCAAACATTTTATTTAAATTTGACACAAGTCTATCAATCTCAGGATCATCATAGGCTGCTTTGATATCGCCCATGACAGTAGCTTTCTGAGTCAAAGTCCTTTTTCCTTCTTTGATTTTCACAGTGACTTCGCATGACATTTTCAAACCTTGGTTACAATTTTAATTTCTACAGGATACAGATGTTCCACGATCTTGCGCTTTGCGATACTCATCTTTGTGTCCCTTCCCTTTGTGTCCACAAATTCTATAGTGCCATCAGCCAGGAAGACAGTGAAGTCCACGACATATTTGACTCCGCCTCCAATTTCGAATGGAGTTTGCCTAAGAAAGAATATGACTTCCCCGGAAGCCTGACGGATTTTAAGCTCATCGTAATATCGACGTTCCAGGCGGGAAGGGAATTTCTTTTGATCCCGTTCGCATGAAACCGCACCGAATTTGTGTTTCAAAACCTTCCTTTTCCTCAGCTCCTGGACATCATCTATTGAAATAGCCACGTTGTCACCATAGTTAGGGTAAGGCTCGATTTTTCTCGCAAACAAACTATTTTAATTAAAAAAAGTCTTCGTCTCTGCTCATACCTAAATCATAAAATAAAAAAAAACGAAATTCTCAAATAATTTCTCTTTGAGAAAAAACAGAATTTTGTTAATATTTAGCCACAACCGAAAAGCCAGTAGGCAGGGAGAGAAAAATGGAAAGAATTCAAGCAGGGCACTACAGACAGAGAATCAACGGTAACGAAGTTCAGATTATCAACCATAGAATTTATGGTTCAAATAGGACAAACAAGTGGAATGTAGTTATAAACGGCGAGTGCAATGAGTATTTCTTCAGCAAGAAAGAAGCAATGCAATACGCGAAAAAACAAAAATAGAAAACGGGGGGACGCTTCCCCCCGAAAAATAAAAATTAATCACAAGGAGTTTACCATGACAGCATATTTAAATGAAATAGAATTAGCCCGCCGAGTACCTAGCATATTCGCAGCAGGCGGATCGGAGCATGTAAGCCAGCGTTACGGCTTCATCCCTACGATCGACGTTGTGCGAGGCCTAGGCAATTCAGGATTCAGGCCAGTGATGGCAACCCAATCAAGGACACGGATCGACGGGCGCGAGAGCTTCGTTAAACACATCATGCGCTTCCGACATGAATCGGCTTTAGAGAAAGTCGGCGTGATCCCTGAGATTGTGCTAGTTAACAGTCATGATGGAACGACCAGTTATCAGCTCAGGGCTGGAGTTTTCCGGATCGTATGCGGTAATGGCCTTATCGCTGGAGCCGAGACATTTTGCCGCCGAGTTCGCCACCAGGGCGATGTAGTGAATCGTGTCGTAGAGGCAGCCAATGACCTGATTGAGATTGTTCCTATCAGCGTAGAAAAGGCCGTAGAATGGAAAGGAATCGAGCTAAAGAGGGAAGAGGCAGTTGCCTACGCTCAATCAGCTATGGCGTTAAAATGGGACGGCGAGGAGTTTCCTGTAACGCCCGATCAGATCTTGACACCCAGGCGCACAGCGGATCAAAACACAGATCTCTGGACAGCCTTTAACGTAGTTCAAGAAAATATCGTAAGAGGGGGTATCCGCTATAAGACAGAGGCAGGAAGCAGAATGAAAACTAGAGCTGTAAATTCGGTCGGAGAAAATGTTAGACTGAACACCGCACTCTGGACTTTGACAGAAAAAATGGCACAATTAAGTGCAAGGTAAAAAAAACCAGAAAAGGGTATTTCGAAAGAAATACCTTTTTCAAATGGTTTTTAGGATATTTATGAGCAGGTTTTGAAAAGGGGTTTCGAAAGAAATCACTTCAAAACCGATTTATTATAGCAGCAAAACTTGTGGGATATATCCCATAACGTCCCATAAAAGGAGAGAAAAAATGGATTGGATTCAAGTTTCGACAATAGTCGGAGTAAACATAGCATTAATAGCAGCAATGGCAACGCTGATCGTATGGTCGGTAAACAAACTAGATGGAGACGTAAATTCCATTAGATCTGATCTAAAATCTTTAGGATCAAGATTAGACGGACACGCCTCTAGAATCGATACACTGTACAAAATGTTCTGCGAATTAAACGAGAGCAGCAATAAAAAATGGAATGATCTTTTAGAAAAATTTTACAAGGACAAAAAATAATGAAAATCGAATGCACAAAAAATGAATGGTCAAAACTTCATACTTTTTTAACATCAGGATCTGATACTGAAGAATGTTATGATTATCCAAATTTTACATGTAAAGTTATTGATTCATACAATGGAGATGTTTTTTTTGATATCGAAGGCAAATTAATTGAAGAAAATTTTGAGGAGAAGAAATAATGGAAACCATGTTTTCGCTATGCGTAACCATAGTATCAATTCTTTTAGGTTGCATTTTTGGATTCTGGGCTTTTATAGTGTTTTTTATTTTAGGCGTAATCGTTCAGCGTGTTAATAGTAGATCAAGGCGCATAGAGAAAGAAAAGGCCATTCAGCACGCTGAATTGATGGCTACATTAAGATGCCTAAAACCCAAGGAATAATATGTACGAGCAGCCAAAATGGGGCACGGTAAACCTTGGAGTCGATGTACTCCAAGGCCACGGCGAGCAAAATCAGCCAGGCAAGGTCGATTATGACAAAAATCACCCGAAATACCCGCACCATAAGCAGCAGTATAACCCAGGGCGCAATCAGGAACTGAATTTGCCTCCTGAGATTTTCCGGATGCAGAAAGGCAGCCGAGAAAATCCGTATGCACCATCTGGTAAATTTGTCCCTTTAAATTCAATACACGAGCGTATCAAAGAATTACTAGGCGAGGGCTGGCCTAGGAGATATGCGATCGCTAAGGCAAAATCTGAGGCCGAGAAATCGGAACATGGGGATGTAGGGACTGTCACACAGAAAGAAGTCTACCGCCACAAATACCAAGCTGAACAGCCTTGGAAGAAAGTAAGTCCATTCAGCGAACAAGTTCAAGGATACCCCTTCATTTGAATAAAAACATCGCCTATCAATTAAAGCTTTGTCCGTTCTGTCCAGCCAATGACCCTGATGAGATTAAAGTCACAGGTGAAGATAATGGATTCTGGGTAGAATGTTTGAATTGCGATGCAAGGGGTCCACGAATGGAATCATTAAATGAGGCGATGTCCGAATGGAATGAACGTCCAAAACGAAAAAAGTGGAGAATATATAATGACGACGACTGAAAAAAATGGAACGCCTCTTTTAACACAGAAAATCCCTATGTGCTTTGTGAATCAGAAAACGATGATCATCATCCAATTCGGCAGCGCAAGCAATTTCTATGTTCGAAAATCAGAATTCGAATATTTGGCATATGATATTGGCATAGAGGATGGCAAAAAATTCTACTTCGCTACGCTCCATTTCCGCAGCATTACCATATCATTCACGATCCCAGAAAACGAAACCAGGGGATTCGGCCCAGCATTTTTCAATGACCTTCTGCAATGCATGGAGAGCGAAGATAAGATAGTTCAAGCTTGCCAGGCAATCAACGTCAGAATCAACGTCAAAACTTTCGGTAATGGGAATTCATAGATACAAGCACAAGCGCATCAACGGAAAAAAGAATTCTGTCCACAGGCATATCATGGAAGCTCATCTAGGCAGAGAGCTTACCACCGATGAGCATGTTTATCATCTCAATGGCAATCCTGATGACAATTCAATTGAAAATCTTGTTGTGATAACAAAGAATGCGAGAAAAAAGCCTAAGGGATCACCTTAGGCTCTTTATTAGGCAACAATAGCCCAGTTAACGACTGATGTATCGTTAGACTGAGATGCTGTTGGAGTGAAGCCGACACCGTTCTGAATTACACATTCAAAAGCAGAGGCGACTGTTACTGTTCCGAGAGTAACCACGGTAAACACAATAACGGCTCCTGTCACTGCTGCTGTGGTAGCAATCTGAGCATGAGTACCGCTGGACAGCGTGAATGAGCCTTTAGTCGCGGCACTTCCGCCTGTGACTGGAGCTGGACGGAAACTCGTATGATTGTATCCACTGTCAGCCAGAGTCAAGCCATCTGTGTCTGAAAAGGAAGCAAAGTTATTTGCTGTAGAAGATCCTGGGCCTTTAGCAATCTCTGTATAGAGCAATCCACTATCAATCAAAGTCACGCCATCGGTATCATCGAAGGCAGCCACGTGATTAGCAGTTGACGAGCCAGGGCCAATGGCGACTAAATCTGTAGCAATTCCCGAATCTTCAAGCAAAACGCCTGATGTATCTGCAAAAGCTGCTAAATTGTGAGCTGTTGAACTCACAGGCCCGACCACGTTACCCATCGCATCGCCAGCACCCCAGGCCACGCCTAACGCCTCAGCAGGGTTGGCGAATAGAGCTTGGTTAGCTGCGCCAGGGGCTAAAGGAGTGAAAGCTCCACCTCCGCCAGGCGCGACAAGTATTGTACCCTTTTCATAAACATAATTGCTATCTGTACTCATTTAAAACCCCCTTTAATATATTGTTCCTCTAGTAAATTCCTTCATCTGAAATGGAGCCTGATCCATCATCTTTTTTTTTTACTATCTACGCCTGTTTGCCCCACTCCTCGACCAGGATCTTTTCCTACATTTGCTTGATGTTTGTTGAAGTCGCGCTGAATCGGCACATCTTTTCGAGCGGGAATCATGCTATCTTTTTTTTTAGAATCATTTGCCCCGACTGCGCCGACTCCACGGCCTTTTTCATTCATCTTATCGAATTTTCCTACCGCACCGATTCCACGGCCAGAATCTTTCACGCCAACTGCACCTACGCCAGCATGACCGCCTTTCGGCCCCATAGCATCGGCATGTTTACGATCGGATTGACGCTTGAAATACTCTGGGTTTTCATGTTTTATCGAAGCGTTTTTTGACATTTTAGCCTCTTCGGGTCCGCCAGCACGTGACCCTACATATTTTTGATTTTCCCCAGGATGTTTTTTGCTTGTCCTATTGCTTGCGGGGATTATTGTTTCGCTCATTTTTTACCTCTATTTTTCATGCCGAATCTGTCGGCGTTCTTAAAATCTCGCATGTGTTGATTATAGCTTTGACCGCTGCGCTGTCCTGCAATTTGGCGAGCTTGCTGAGGGCTAGTCACAGCACCATTATTATTTTTTAAAGAGCTAAGGCCATAAGACTTCAAAGTGTTTTTATATTCAGGAGTAGGCAATATATCCTTTCTTTTTTCAGGAATATGCGCACCAGCTTTACGAGCTTCCGAAAGAGCTATTGCAATTGCTTGCTTAGGATTCGTAACTTTTGCACCCGATCCGCTGTGCAGAGTTCCACGCTTGAATTCCTTCTCTACCACTCCGATCTTTTCTTTAGCAGGCAAGGACTTTCTTTTTTCTGCCCCAGCTCCCAGCGTGTTTGGATGACGCATTGCTGCCGCTTCTCTTTTCTTTTTCATATCATCCATTCCAACACTATTGTCTTTCAGATGAGAATAGCGACAAGAATGCATTCCATTGCACGATCCATTAGCATGGCAGCTCTGAGGCATCTTTAAACTCCTTTTTTTCTTCCTGTTGCTTTTCCATTTCAATGCACATATCGCAAACTGGAAAATCTTTTAATTCAGATACGTTTCTACGATAAATCATTTTATCGCATTCTACACACTGAGCTTTTACTAAAGTTAAAGCCATATTAAAAACCACAAGCCTCTTCCAGTTGTTCAATTCTTTTATTTAATCTTTGCACTTCTTTAAGAAGCAAAACAGCCATTTCATGATATTTTACAGACTCTGGTTCGCCTTCTTGATTGTAAAAGCAAAGATATTCGAAATCTTCTTGAACTTCTTCAGCAATCAAACCGTAATGCATTTCTTTTTTTACATCTGTTTTATAATTGAATTTAACTGGTCTAAGATGCATTATGGACACATCTTCAGGCATATCTACAATGTTTTCTTTGTATCTGCGTGAAGACGAAATAGTACCAAGTTGACCAGCAGCAGAGCAGAGAACAGCAGTTCCAGTTACGGTAGCTCCGGTTATCCCAGCAATAAAACACTGATTTTGTTGTTCGCCACCGCTTCCCTGTGTTCCAATTCTGATTATATTGTTATCTCCAGCAGTTCCACCATTGCTTATCAAAATATTATTTGATTCAGAGCCAGTATATCCAATACCTGTTTCATATCCTATGCACGTATTGCCTGTACCAGTAATTAGACTGTCCAGAGAGAAATAACCCAGCGCAGTATTTGCGGATCCACTTTGAAGCAAAACCCCTGAGACATAGCCTATACAGGTATTGAAATTCCCTGAAGTTAAGGCGTTTAAAGCCCCCGATCCAATTCCCATATTCCAGCTTCCTGAAATCGAGGAGTTTCCAGCTACGCGACCCATCATCAAATTATCGCTTCCGTCAACGAAGTTTAAATCAATTGTAGATGCGCTGGCAGCGAACTTGATTGTCGATCCAGCCTTACCTCCGCCATAACCATTAAATGTGATTGTTGAGCCTGTTGCAGAGCCTGAATCACCGTCAATAGTTGAAACTCCACCGCCAGAAGTGACACCAAGCTGCCCAGTAGAACTATTGATAGTGACAAATTCTTGGTTTGAGACAGTAACGCCTACAATTCCAGCGATATAGCAAGCATCCTGTTGAGCAGATCCGCTGCCTTGAGTTCCGATACGAATCACGTTCGATTCGCTAGCTGTTCCATTGTTTCCAATGCAAATATTTGAAGACTCAGATCCGCTATAACTCACGCCTGAAGAATATCCAAGGCAGATATTATAAGATCCTGTGGTCAAATCAGGAAGCGAAGCCTCTCCGCAACCAGTATTATAACCGCCAGTTGTCAAGTCTCCTAAGGTAGTAGCACCGAAAGCTGCATTATTTGATCCTGTGCATTGAGCCAGGGCATCGTATCCAACTCCTGTATTTAGGCTGTTTGTAGTCACCGACTGCAACGCACCATATCCAACCGCCGTATTATCGCTTCCTGATGTCAAATGATCTAATGCGAGATATCCCACACCCACGTTATCCGATCCGCTAGTCAAAGACTGCATTGCGCCTGTTCCCAGGCCGACATTGTTTGCGCCTGATTCGGATGTGTTTCCTGCAACCCTTCCAATCATTAGATTGTCATTTGAATCGACCATATTCAAAACCATAGTCGACCCGCTTCCCACGAATTGAACAGTAGCTCCAGCCTTACCTCCATTATAGCCTTCAAAAGTCAATGAAGAGCCAGTTATTGAGGAGCTGTCCCCATTAATTGTGAATGTGACCCAGGTCGGAAGCGATGAGGCTCCATTGCTTTTAAATAACTGTCCTGACGTTCCTGCGCCTGCATTTTGCAGGTTACCTGTAGTTGTTGTGCCTCCACAAAGAACGCCATAGGCTGTAGTTGAAGTGAGTCCAGTTCCGCCACCAGCGACCACGGCTGTTCCAAATACTGGATTGCTAGAGGAGCCTTGCGAAATAAACGGGACTCCTGAAGTAGCAGAGGGAGCCACACTAGTGATCGCATTGCTTGCGCCACCGACAAGCACATCATGCTGAGTAATCGCGCTTGCCGTAAAGGCAGAAGTTCCATTTCCAGTCAAAACGCCCGTAAGAGAAGTTGCACCCGATCCACCGCCAGACACGACCACAGTTCCGAAGACAGGCTGAGATGATGACCCTTGACTTATTAGAGCTATCCCTGAAGTAGCAGAGGGGGTAACTGAATTTGGAACGTTGGAAGCTCCACCAGTCAAAACGTTGTATTGAGTGATTGCTGTTCCAGTGAAAGCAGACGTGCCATTCCCAGTCAAAAGTCCAGTCAGAGTTGCCGCTCCGCTTCCGCCATGACCAGCATTCAATGTGCCTGTGACATCCATAGTTGAAGATGAGGCGGTTGTTGTCAGGCCAGTAGTTCCCCCGCTAATGGTCATTGTGCTGCCGTTCATTGACCCGCTGTCAGCATTCATAGTTTGGAGATAAGACGGAGGAGTAGCCCAGCCAGGAGGCGAGCCTGTGGTCGCAGTAAACACCTGTCCTGTAGTTCCATTTGCAAGGATGGAAGGAACTCCGCTACTGGAAGTGATCAGAACGCCATTATCTGCGGTTGAAAGTCCAGCGACAGTATTGGAGGCGGAAGAATAAAGCAATTGATTGGCTGTTGTAGTCGAAGGATATGTAGCCGTGCTAAAAGCAGGTACAGTATTCGTGCCTTGCAAAATCGTTCCATTCGCCCCGTCGGTTATGCCTATAAAAGTCGCAGTGCCATCAAAATGAGTAATTCCAGCTTCAGTTTGACCTATGGCATTCGCTGGAGTTGAAGCCTCAGTTTGAATCGATCCTGATAAAACCAGGAGAAATAATAATTTTAGAATCAAATTTTTCATAGTTCCTCTTACGTTATTGTCCATGTTCCTTTTGGATCTCCTACTGCAAACCATGTACTGTCAGAGGCTCTAAAGACGAGTTTTATTGAATCGCCATTAAAGTTTGATGCACACGTGCCAGCGGATGCGCTGACAATAGTTCCAATACGTATTTTTTGACCAGTGTTTGCCTGAATTGTTAAAATTCCTGACGATGAATCGACTGCAAATTCTGCGAAATTTCCTTGTGCTGGAGCTGGAGGCAAGGAGGCTGTCGAAGTTGCAGTAACAAAGTATCCGTTATTGACTGCCACATTGAAATTTGAAGATTGATCGGTCCAAGGAGTTTGAACGACCTGAGGAGGCTGAAAAGAGGGAGGGTTCGTAGGTCCGTTAGAAACCATGACGTAATTTTCGTCGCCAGTCAGACCTGTAAAGACTGATGTTCCGTCGAAGTATTGCAGACCCTGTTGCTGAATATTTAGAGCATTACCCACGCTAGGCATATAAATTCCTTATTCAAAAGACCAGGATCCATTGTTGTCACCAGCTATCCACGCATTTTCTGCTTCACGGAAAATCAATTCCACGGTTGAGCCTTGAGCTGTACTAGTCAAAGTTCCGCCCGATGAAGTCACAGCCGTTCCAATTCTGATTATTTGACCTGAGCCAGCAGTCAAGGTGAGTGCACTTGAAAGTCCAGTGTCTATGATAAATTCGATTGTATCGCCTTGATTGCCAGGAGGCATTGTTCCTTCAGCCATTCCAGTAATGAAATATCCAAATCCCCGTTGAGGAGTAAAAGAGCCGGAAACATCCACCCAGGTCAAGCCACCGCCACCGCCACCGCCAGGTGCAACATAATCAAAATTGTCGGTGAACGGGTTCCACACCACGTCTGGAGTTGACATATTTGCTCCTATGAAAAGTAGTCTGCTTGAAGATCCCAGGAATAATAGAATCCTGCGCCATTGTCAGGCAGTTGAACGCGATTTATATAACCGTTGCCATCGTACAAAACTTTAACGATATACCATGTAAGAGCTGAAGTAGAAGCGTTTGGAGTTGCATTCCAACCAAGATACAAAACTTGTCCTGTATCAGAGTTGGTCATGCGCTTCTCTAATTGCATCCCGACTGGAGCGACATCAGATAATGCAATTATATTAGCCCATACAGTTTGAGGAGTTGGAATCATAATACCTCATTTATTTTTTTAATTTACAGATAACCTCGCGATTGATTATATTCAACGTCTTTTATCAAAACGGAAGGCCATTCGGCGGTACGAGCTCCGATTGCTGATATTGAGGCGGTTGAGCGGGTTGGTATTGCTGCTGTTGCAGATAATTCGGAGGAGACGCATATTGAACAGGCTGCTGTTGGTATTGATATTGATTATATTGCTGCTGTTGGGGAGCTTGCTGATGTTGAGCAGGCTGGAAGACAGAAGTTGGAGGGACGATCAGTTTAGCGACTTTTGCCCTGACTAGATTCTCGCAATCCTCTTTATCCGACATGGATTCCAAGGTGAAGAGAGGCGCATAGTTATCAGTTCCGTCAATTGAAGGCAATTTACACACTGCGACTTGAATGTAATAGCCAGGGCCGTCTTTTTTGGCTGAGATCTTGTAACGCAGCGTTATTTTGTTCCACGCCTTCACACGTGCGATTCCCAGATGTTTTTCTCCAGGGGTAGCGACATAGTCAATGAATTCGAAGTCTGACATCATAAAAAAATCCTTTTTTATAGCTTCCGCAATTTTAAAATTCTTCATTTCCAATTTTGTTTTCATCAAAGTCTTTCACTGTTTCTTCCAAGAAATATACGCTATCTCTTTTTTGAATGTATTCGTGAATTTCCTTAAGTCTTTTACACATAGAATGATAAATATGATCTGGAGAATTGTGTTCCATCCAATCCAATAAACATCCCAGTTTAACACTGGTAATTTTATTTTCTAATCTCTGACGACTCAATTCTCTTATAAGTGTTTGAATCCCTGAATCTTGCGATATATTTTTTTTATCTTCTTTCATGGTTTATCTCTTTTGTTGTTTTCTATATAGTATTCCAAAATTTCCATGAAACCTTCTTCGTTATATGGCAGTGGCATAAAGCTTGAAGCATACTTCAAAATTACGCAATTTTCATGTTTTTCAGTGTCCAAACAGAATGAATTTGTGAAAAAAGCTCTGTTTTCTTGAGCCAATTTGACTGCAAATTGCTTATTTTTCTGAAAAGCATCCAATTCTCGTTTAGCTTTTTGGTTCTTGATGTTCTGAAGATCTTCTTTGGTAATGTTAGGCTTCCAACCGCTCATCAACGCACGTCTAAGCATCCCTATTGGATTCTCTACAATCTCACCCTTTACGGCCTTCTTGTCCTTGTATTGTTCAAAAGCAGCCACAGCATCCTTAATATGCGAAAGCGAAAGGCAGAGGCAGGAAGGCATTAAATTTTCGGGAAGTCCAATATCTTCGAGAATATCACGCTTTTGGTCTTCTTCATCTTCTTCATATGATGGAATAACAACAACAGGCTCCGCCTCATCGCTGTTTGTTTGTTCTCCAATACAAGGTAAATCCCTAGTACTTGGTAGTGCCTTGTTTTCCGACGACTGATTTTCCGTCGACGGGACATCCGGCGACGGAAAATCAGGCGTCGGCTGACATTCATTGTGGGGGCACTTTTCTGCATCTTGTTGATTTTCATTGAGATAGCTGGGTTCCATATCGAATTCAAATTCGTTATGGGCAAATTGTCCTTTCTTCTGCCACTTATTCTCAGGGTCTTGTGAATGAACTAATCTGTTTTGCTTTATTTTCATGTAACCGTGCTTTATGCATTCGTGCACGGCTCCCCTCATTTTATCCCTTCCCCACCCCATTCTTTTCTGAATGTCGGATTGAATGACAGTCCAAGTATAAGTGCACGTTGCGATTCCATTCAGAGCTAGTAAAAGAAGCTTGCCAGCATCAGAAAGTTGTCTATGAAATACGATGGCGTTGGGTGCGACTTGAGATTTTTTCTCGAATTTAGCTTCTTTTGGGAAAAATTTAGCAGACATGACACGCTCCTTAATATGTTTAAGGAGCGAAACAGGCGATTTTATCTCTCAAAAAAACATTGCATCTTGCGATTTAATCGATGATTGTTGCAATATATTACCAGCGATGGTAGTTTGAGAGACGAAATCGGCAAATTTCGCTCTTGTTAGTTCACAGACCCCCAGTCCACAAGGCTGGGGGTATCTTATTTTAAAAGACCTTAGCAGAATCCTGCTTACAACGCTATAGAAAAGCACTTTAGCTCTCCTCAACGTTATCAATTTCTCGTTCAATGTACCAAATTGCCTTCTCTAGATCTTCCCGCTTCCAACCCTTATTTCCGGCCCTAAGGATATACTTGACAGCATTACCTAGGCAGAAATTCAGATTGAACGCTTCAATCACATCTATTGCCTCAAGGCCACAATCGCTCTGATAGTGATTAGGATGATTCACTGCTTCGTAAACCGTTTTTTCTTTTTCGTAAGCAGCCTTCAGATCAGGATTCAAGGAGGCGCGATTTTTAAAGACTTCCATTGCATGACCAAGATAATGTTTTTTGGTCATCTCATGATGCTTTTCTGCGCATGAAGGACAGGAAAATTTCGCCTTTTCATTATCCGAAAGTTTGATGTTTGACCCAGAACAACAGCCACAAACAGAGCAGATAATTTCTTCGTAATTCATTTCAAATGTCCATTTTTATGCAGCCACACCAAATACCAGCACATACCGCAACCAGCTCCAAATACTGCACTTGCGAGCATCATATATGCAAGCCAAAAGGGGTCGACAAACATTTATTGCGCCCTTTGCATTGGAAAAGCCTGATTGAGTGTACGCCGGATTAGTTCATTTGCTTCGACATAACGATGCGTATTCATTGATTCTTCTAACGCCTTCGATTTTATAAAGTCAAGTTGCTCTTTCTCTAACACCAGGCAAATAGACCTAGGATTTTCAAACTGGCCATATCGGTTTTTGTTCTCTTTTCTTTTCCAATTGTCAGGCTCAAGCGGGCGACCTGACTTTTTTTGCTTCCACTTGCAATTCTTTTTGCAGAATACCGTAGCACCTTCAGCGAGTTGCAGCCCGTTGCATTCCTCCGACATTTTGCCCATTTGCTTTAAGAAATTCGAAAATTCCATCCATTCCGGACAAACTTTCACGCCTTTCGCCCCGTAACGGGAATAGAATTGATGGTTTGGGTTTAGGCAGACTTGCTTCATCCTCTGCCACGCTTCGTACTCTCTGGTCTTTGACATCCCTGTTGTGGTCATGTTTTAACTCCTCAAAATTGAATTCCAGTTGCAAAGACTGTACTGGAAATTTTTTTAATATTTCATCCCGAACAATTTTCGAGATGGATTTTTTCTTTTTTTCAGCTTGTGCCTTCATTGCGATAAAATTTCTTACAGGCATTGTGAAAGTAACAGTTACAATTTTTCCCTCGAAGCAGCAGGCTGGCAAGGGAGTCTGAGTCACCTGCATAGGATTTAACTTGCTGTTTTTTCTGTGTGCTATGCCATGACAAATACGGCATAACCACATAACATCCATAGGCTTGCCATAATCCAAGTGATGAGCACTTATGCCGCCTTCGAATCCAGAGCAGAGATCGCACGCTTTCGGACGGGTAAGGCTGCCTTTCCGGATCGCATCCGACACCATACGGCGCACGTACTGCCGCTTTTTAAACTCAAGGACTTCATCATATTTCACATGAGCTATCACCATCTACGGCCCACCTTTTCCATCAGAGGAGCTACCTCACCATTCGTGAGCTCATAGATTTTTTTCGCGTAGGTTGGACAGACAGGAATTCCACGCTTGACTTTCCAGACGACTGTACGCGAACACTCTACGAGCAACGCGAAATCATTTGTTTTCATGTTGTTTTTTAAGAGCCAATTGTCTAAATCTGAATTTTTCGTCCTAGCAACCATGATAAATCCTTTTAAAAAAAAGCATAGCACACAAACAGTTTTTTGTTAATATTTATCTTTTCCTAAATGACAAAAAAGAGCATACTTGTCATTGTGCAAAATTAATTTTATCGAGGCTTCAGAGAGATCCGCCGTGGTAAGTGAGTCTCTCTGAAATCGATTGGCCCCGCAACCACTTAGGAGACACTATGATTGTTGACTTACATCACCGAAGCCAAATTCCAGGACATTACCCAGGTTTAATAGAAAGGGAGCGACGACTCGATCTCTTTGAGCATAGCGCGATTCCACACAGGAAGGCCACTATGATTGAATTTAGAAAGATAGTCTACACGATGCCTTTCCTATTTTTGTCAGGCGTTTTCGCCGGAATTGCACTGATGATAAGCATCTTTTGAAAAAAACTCAACAGAAAAGACGAAATAAAAAATTCCCTGTATGCACTGCGCATACAGGGACAAACAAAAAAAATAACAACAAAAGGAGTTAACTATGAAAAAAGAGCCTGAGATTCCCGAAGGATACCTGCGAGTGACTCAAGTCCTGACGCCTTTTTCAAAACTTGAAGGCATCGATCCCGCAATTGTTTTAAAGGCCGGAGACCGAGGCTCTCGCGTGCACTCCTTCTGCGAAGCTCATGCACTCGGACTCTTCATAGAAGAATGCGATGCAGATTGCAAGAATTATGTTGAAGTTTTCAAAAAATGGTTCGACAGCATGGTAATGAAAGTGCACCACACTGAAGTCAGGCTCAATTCCCCGACTTTTAAAATCTCAGGAGCTTTCGACATGATCGCTACATTAAAAGGCGATACGGAGCCGACATTGATCGACATTAAAACACCAGCGACTCACTCACAGGCCTGGGCACTACAGACTGCTGCGTATCAGATGCTGGCCGACGAGCTTTTAAAAGTGCAGGTAGCCAGGCGCATCTGCTTAATGCTGCCAAAATACGGAGACAGCGTCAAGATTGTCGAATACTCCGACCACGCCAATGACCTCGCACTTTATCTAAAAGCCCTCGAACTTTACAGATTTTTCAATCCAAACATCATCAGAAACAAATCCTTCACAGTCAGTCCATGATCATAAAACATGAATTTTTTTCTAATTGTGAACATTTTTCTTTGCCTAAAAACAGAATTTTGTTAATATTTATTCATGAACATCAAAGCCGACAGGCAAGGAGACAAAATGAAGACGATCACAATAGACAAACAGAGACTCTTGAATATGTATCATGAATCAGTCGCTCAGGAAAAGAGAGCTAAGAGAACAGGCCAATGCGACAGCATCATTAAGATGTACGAGTCAATAACTTCAAAAGTTAAGGCAGCTTGCATCGAAGAGGGAATCGAAATCTAACCCAGGGGCGCAAGCCCCTTTTTTCAGGACGAAAAATGCAAATTACAATAAAAGAAAAAATTTACTACCTCGATCGATCGGAAGTTGGAACTCACTTTTTCGTATCCAAGGTAAACCATGAGAATTTTTCTCTACATGACCTTATCGAATCAGACTGTGCGGGCGTAAGAATTAAGTACAAAGTGATCGGATTAGGAAGGATCTATCCTATAGGCGATGACAATTTTCAACGTATTTACATCCAGGCTATAACATGAACGCATATTGGGCACAGTTTTCTAAAACAGAAATCGACTCTATGCATGGGTTGGAGCCTGAAGATCCGATCGAATATGAAGATGAAGAAATAGAACAAAAAAGACCATACGAGTGCGATTGCATGCGATGCAATGAATGCCTCTGTGTAGGTTGGTAGGAGGATAAATGGAATCAAAAGACTTGGAATTGATACAGCAAGATCTAAAAAAGCAATTGGATATTGATTGGTTTTTGGATCAGGAAAAAAGCTTGTGCGTCATTGATGAAGATACAGCTAAGCAAGCGTTATCAATGGCCCTTCAGTCCAGAATGCTGGAAAAGAAAATTGAGAAGAGCAGGGCGGAAATAGTTCGCCCTCATTTGGACTTTCAGCGAGCTATCAATAAGCTTGTTAAAGACTTCAAAGATAACCTAGAGACACTTGAGAAAAGACTTCAGGGAAAAATCGATAAGTGGATGGAAGAGCAGAGAGAATATCATTTCACCACGACAAATTCTATCCGTGTAGATGAAGGCGTAATCTACACAAAAAAAGAATGGGACTTTTGCGTTCAAGATGAACAAATAGTTCCTAGAGAATATCTTTGCGTCGATCCGGACGCAATCGAGAAAGCAATTAAAAATGGCACCAGGAAAATTCCTGGAGTCAAAATTTTTGAAGTAGAAAAAACCCACATGAGAATCAAGGAGTCATTATGAGCCTAGTTCCACACAACAATACCACACCAGCCAGGCAAAACAATTCTCTGGCACCTAAAAACTTTTTCTCCATGCCGACCCCACAGGAAATGGAGCAATTGATCAATTTCTGCAAGGTAATGGCATCTTCGCCTTTCTATCAGAAAATAGGCCCAGGTGGAGTCATGGCCCTTTATCTAACCGCAAAAGAGTTGAACTTGCCTTTCATGAGCAGTCTTAACGGAGGGATGTACACTTTCGATGGCAAAGTGACGCTTTCCGCTCAGTTCATGAATATGATGATTGTCAATGCAGGACACAGGGCAGATGTGATCGAATTGAATGAGAAAACTTGTAAGATCAGATTCTGGAGATGCGACCGTCCTAAAGATAACTGCACTTTCGAATACGAATACAATATCCAAATGGCTGAAAGAGCGGGTTATCTAAAAAAGCAAAACTGGATGTCATCACCCAGGGATATGCTTTTCAGCAGATGTCTATCGGGGGGAGCGCGAAAGTTTATGCCGGATGTTTTATTATCTTACTACGTTCAGGGCGAGATGGGAGAGGAGGATGGACACATAGAGCCTGTATTGCCAGCATTGCCCGCTTCAATCACTCCTATTTCTGAAGAAAAACCAGCCGAAGCACCTAAGCAGATTGAGCATGTAAAATCCGAAGGTTATGATGCTTTTTGCGTAAAACATGCAATTTTGCCTGATTCATTCGGGCAAAATGCCAAATACGCTTACGTGCAGGAAACTTGCAAAAAAGCGAACATGAGTGAGATCCAAGTAGTCAATTCGGCCATGAAAAATGAGAAAGTTTTCGAGGAGCGTTTCTTAAAATGGCAAAAGGCAAAATATCCTGATCTTGATGTCGATACACCCAGCGGTATAGAAGACATCGCAATGTAAAAAGGAGAGAGGCAGGAAAACGCTTCCTGCCTCTACTAATGAAAAAATTCCTGTCACGGGCACATGTTTAAATCAAACAGGCTAGCCAAGTCAACAATTTTATCGCCCACTTGAAAAATAGAAGACGCTGCCAAAGTACACATGAATACAAAAATCAAAAACACCAGCATCCACCCACAATGCCACGAAGAAACTTTTTTAACTTCTTTTTGAGCCATAAATCACCCCACACCAGGAATAATGGGCACATTCACATGAGGCTCAATATCTGTCGTAGCAGTATCTTTACTGACATCAGAAGATCCGCCAGAGACATGAGAAAGCGAAATATTGTATGTGCAGCTAGTTAGGAACATCATGCCTAGTACCACTATAAACAATTTGTCCATTTTGATTCTCCTGTGGAATTTGTTTGCATCCTTCTTTCAAAACAGCCTTAGACATTTCTACGAGTGTTTTTAGATAATTTGACAATTGATTGTATTCATTACGTGAAGACAATAAAGCCTCAGTTAATTGCTCTACACGTGTCTGCAAAAGCTGTTGTTGTAAAATAATTCTTTTAGGCGAGCAATCTTTTATCATTCTTGGTTCCTGTTTTTCTCCAGTCACCCACCAGGTTTCAATATAATTTGGGCATTTCTTTTCATGATTGCACAGGCCTGATCTCACGAAGGCACATTCTTCTCCGCACGACGTCGATTCCATAACTCCTCCTACGAAGTTTTTTGTCCCAATATACCGACATTCGCCAAAGGTCTCCATGTATTTCCGTGATTGTGCGGATTTGTCCCAGGATACGTGAAATAATCAGGAGGGCTGCTGCTTGAGTATGCTGTAGACCCGATACCGCCAGTCGGAAATCCCTGTGTGTTTCTAAATTGATCCCCGATCACATGTGTTGTTTTTCCAGCAGCATAAAGAAAACCGCTGCTGCCTACTGAATTATCCATCGCTGCATAGTGAGAGTGAGCTGGGATTTGATCAATGGTCAAAGTCGCATTTGACTGCTGCCAGCTTCCCGCTTGAGTGCCAGGGTTTGCGCTTCCTGCGTATTTTGTGACTGAATCAGAGACAGCCAGCAACCTGTCTCCAGTATTAGGAATTGCTGTCCATCCAATCGGCACAGCAGAATTGTAAAACCACATGCATGTGCCTAATAAAAATCCTACCTGAGAAAATTGGATCTGGTAATTTCCTCCGTTCCTGTAGATCATCATCAGATCTGTGCTGTTGGCATAGTTTGGATTGAGATTATCAAAAGCTGCAACGTTTATGCTTTGGACTAGCTGAAGGGCGATTTGATAGTCAGTCAGACCCTGTCTAATCAACATCAAATCACTTGGACTTGTGGGTCCAGCTACGGGCAATCCGCTAAGATTAATAGGCGATGACATAATCCCCCTATGATGGAACGGTTTTTGTTTGACCCCAGAGCAGGTAAGGCCCGACTCCGCCTGAGACTGTCACGCCTCCTGAAGTCGATATGGATGAGATTGTCAGTGTTCCATTGGCAATCTTATTCATAGCTACGGGCGACCCAGGGCTAGGAGGCACATATGCAATTCCATTGTAAAAATTGGATCCTCCGCCTGATCCTGTATCCACTACCCATAAAGTACAGAGGCCACCAGTTGTCACATTGAAAACCACTGCGCCGGATCCACTATCTGTTGCCACAATTGCCTGCGCTTCCTGCTGGAATAGCCAAGCCAGGGCATTATAAGTGAGCCTTCCAAGCCAGTTAAACCATTGGCGAGGAGGGAACTGACTTCGCAGCCATCCATACATTTGAAAAGCTGGAGGAGGAGTAAGTACATTGTTTTGCATTGAGACTGGATCGACTTGATCATCTATAGCCCACTGAGGCAAAACACTAGGTTTCGAAACTGTCATAAATTCTCCTAATATGGGGGAGGGATATTCCCATTTGGTTGAATGCTTTCTGTCAACTGACCTGCACCCGTATTGTCATAATCATAATCCGGATAGGCGATCAGGATAGCTTCAGCGAAACCGCCTCCGAAATTTGGATTGGATGTCTGTCCGATTTGAACGAAAAAATTGTCAGTATTCACGCCATCGTAAACTTGCAATGGATTATATTGAGCAGGATCCACGGGGTTTGGATTCACATAAAGCTGTTCATCGAATGGATCGCTGGAAAAAACGAACGGATTAGTATCATAGGTAGCTATCAACGCTTCAAACTGCACGCCAGCAGGCGACACATTCTGAATGGCAGCGACGAGGTCTGATGGATTTGTTGGAAATATCAGGCCATTGGTTGTCATCACATATCCGGCCGGATAGGATTCCAGGTACCAAACTTTACTTGCTTCGGTAAGATAAGAAAGAATATAAATCATCTGCTCAGGAGTTCCTGAGCTAGTATTTATGAAAATTTGAAATTGCAGATCTTCACGATAAGATGCGTCGCTTTGCCCAGGCACACGTGCAAGTCCAAGGATTTGACCCAGTCCGTCAAGCTGCACGCCTTGCGCTGTGTTCAGATAGCGCATGGTTTGCAAAAGATTCATCTGAGTCTGAATCAATTGCGCTTGCGTGAGAATAGCATAGAGCATCTTCTGAAAATTTGTCAGAGCTCCGCCAGGCAAGATGGTTTGAAACTGACTTGCCAGCAATGCTACAGCACGGTCAAAGTAATTTGGAATATCCACCATCGTCTAGCCTAGTCACTTTATCAAATTCTAATTTTTGACATTCTTCACATATAGGGTAATCAAAAAGATCACCCAGATTATCTCTGTAAATTTTGTTCTTGCATCTCAACTCATTCATTCTTCGGCATGTAAATTCTTTTACTTCTTTTTCCATCAGGCCACCGTCACTGAGATCATTTGAAGATTGAAGACTGAGATTTGACTGTCTGCAATCGTTATATCTGAAGTACCGAAGGATGGAGACTGAGTTGGAGAGAGAGTCGCGGCGATCTGCATATCACCGCTAGCTATCCCAGGAACAGTAAAGATTTGAGATAAGACACGTTGGAAAAGAACATCAATTCCAACGCCCAGGCTATTCCCATAATTCAAAATAGCTTCAGCTACTAGCTGTGTTCCATTCACAGGGAAATTTTCCTCTGCGAATAGCGTCAATGCTACTTCAACCCAAATGTAAATTTGCGATGGGCGGGTGAAGTAGATGTCCTGTGAGTTGCCTTGAGAGTCGGTGATCGTAACTTCTGTGTTGCCAAAAGTTTGGATTCCAGCAGGTTTTGTTTGCCAGATCTGATTTGCGACCGCATCATCTGTACCTCCTTGTACTACGCATTCAAAAGATTTAGGCGGAATCCCGCCAGTTATAGACGCTGTTTGATCCGAGACGTCAGTCGTCACGGCTGTTACATAAAGCTCGTTTGCGATGACAATATTCACCGTCAAAGTTTGATTGCCTGAGCCTCCATACGAAGCTGAAGAGACTTGAGGCAGCTCTTCAAAAGCTGCTACAAGATCTGCCATCGTTTGCGCCTGACTAGTGTCATATGGAACGGTGAAGGTTGTGGAAGGCTCATAGGTAACTGAAATTGTATCACCGCTATTAAATTGAGCTGGGAATATGATCACGATCGGATCTTGAGTCAGGGTCACATTCTCAAACACTATCGCGCTTGTGACACCAGGCACTTTCTGCAATAGACCTGCGGTAATAGCAGAGGGGGTAGCATCACCTAACAATGCGATTGAATTCTTTCTTCTGATTCTCAACTGTGCATCTGTCTCAATCAGGGTTCCTGTGTTTCCTGCTACAGTATTCGTGATCGATGTCCATCCTGCGATAGGAGTGACGATATTGTCTAAAGCTCCAACGGGGCAAGGAATAGGGCCGTAATCCACGCATAAAAAGTTTATAGGTGACAGTTGTGAGGCTATGGAAAGATTCACGCCTACGCTGGCTGCAAATGGCAAATTTGGGGCGGTTGCATCTATCGTTATAGAGCCGTCCATATTGTCCGTAGCTATCCAGTCAGGCGTTCCAACATTTATTATTGCAGCTAATGCGGCAGTTATGGCATTATCATTTGCCGGAGATGCGTAGGTGATCGCATAAGACGCTTGCGTTGCTCCCCCCGTAATCACAATTGAGCTGACAACGATGTTGTATCCTGCGCTAGGAACTATACTAATAATATTTGGATTCGTGACTGTAGCTGATGCAACACCTGTGAATCCTGCTATGGCTGAGGCTATAGCTGCAAGCGTTGTATTGCTGTTAGTTGTAAAATTGACAGGAGAAAGAGCAATCCCATTTAATGTTACGTTAATAACGTTTCCAGTCACAAAGATTGCGCCTGAATTGGAAAAGGTAATGATAGGCAGAGAATATGTGAAAGCTTCGTTAGAAAGAATGACTGTGTAAGCTTGTGTGGTTATTGTTCCCACTTCTATATCTACTTCTAAAGCGTTTGAAGCGGTAATAAACCCTCCCAGATTAGCGTAAAAATCTGCTCCAGAGGATGGTATAGAGGCCAGGGAGTTGGCAGGAATATAAGTTCCTTCAATTCCTCCACAGGAAGCAATCACTGAAGTTTGGGTTGCAGGCAGGCGGGTAATGCCATTAAGCTGGACGACATTATCAAGTGAAGTTCCAGAGGCACTATTCGGGTATTGGCTGAAATAGACATCTTCCAGGTTTTCCCACATATCTGCGAATGACTTGGAAAGCACGCCTATTTCTTGTCCGAAGACACTCTGAGGGTCAAGATTTATATTTCCAAATTGCGCTATGAAGGCATCTTGCAGGAATTGCTGCACGTCAGCCAGGCGCATGGCATTAAAGCCACTGGGAGTAAGTCCGAATGTCATGGCAGCTCCAAGTTTAATTCCATATTTCCGGATATGGTCTTACATCCGAAATCTACAGTAAATGTCCTGTTATATCCATTGAAATCACTAGAAAATGAAGTAATTTCTAATACACCTTCAGTGTTGGATATCTCATCTTTTAAAAAAGTTTCTACCTGAATTTGATTTGGATCTTTTATAAAAAAATATTGATAGTATGGCACCCCTGCGAGAATATTTAAAAACCATTCTCCTAAAAAAAATCTCAATCTAATGGCGAGATTCTGAGCGATTTGATCTATGCCATAAACCAAGGTTGCATCAAAATCTACAATCAGCAGATCTCCAGTAGAGGGATCAAGTCCTAGATCTATCATGGTATTGTTCCTCTAAGTGCATCAATTTGGGTTTTGAGACTAGCCCAGCTCGCAGCAAATTCAAATGGCGTTCCCTCAGCAGTCGTAAGCGATGTTGCAAGAAGATTAAGCGTCTGGGAGATGATATCGAGTACTTCTGTAGTTGTATCGCCGATAGCGACTGTGTCCGATGTTTGTATGACAATAGCCCCATTTTGTTTAATCCTAAAACTTGATCTCTGATAGGTGAGCAGTAAATCTGTGTTATTATCAGCTAAAGAATTTTGCGAAAATGGGAAAAGTCCCATAATAGCCACACCGTCAGATAGATCGAATTTTCTTGGATCATCAGGACTAACCTGACCTCCTTGCGTCAACCATAGATCCGTACTTCTTTCAATGAAAAGCAAAAGGCATGTATCACCTGGATTCACAGGAAAGGTAAGGCTAGCTCCGCCTGATTTGGGAAAAATCACAGGGACATTTTCAAGCACAGGCATCGGAGTAACTGTGCCATCAAACCAGACTTTATTAAGCAAAGGCTGGACGGTTGCTTTCTGCACAGTGTAATCATAAGAAATCACGGAAGCAGGTAAGGCTGTATGCACATTGTTCAGATTATAAAGAACTGCTTGCCGAATAGCACTCGGCAGATCGACTGGACTTGTCATGGCGTACTGTTTAGTTGTGTTAATTCTAAATTGGATGACCAGACGAAACCATAGGTATCGCCTTCATGCCTCACATTCTCCACCCTAAATGGTCCTTTAATTCCTAAATGATTAGATGTCAAATTGACTGCTGAGCCAGGGAGTATCAGCGGATTGAGTATCGTATTCACTTTATACCCGACTGGACGCGAAGGCGGGATGGAAGGGGCTAGCGGAGCCTGCAACGGGTTAACTTCAATAGGGCGGTACAGATACAGGCTGCGATAAGTAAATCGCGTTGGGACGCCCTGCATGCCTGTATTTTCATTAATTTCAATTGGAGTCTGTTGAATCGATCCATCAAGGGGAATAATTTGAAGCTGATTGTTCTGCACGCTCCATTGCAAACCAAGCTTGTTGCAGGCATTGGTAAGAACGTCCTTTCCCATTCCGATTCCCTTAAATCCTTGCCGATACACCAGGTTTTCAGTCGAAGCGAATTCCACGAATTCAATTCCCATCTGCTGCGCAATAGCTGAGATGACAGAGCGGGCAGGCGTATTGGCTGCGAAAGAGACAGAAACCCTAAGCTGATTCAGATACTTTTCCCCGTCTCCGCACTCAAGAATAGTGACAATTTCAGGGAATTCATAAATGTGTGAAACCGCCGTTGTATCTCCAAGATAAAGCAATTGCGTTCCAGATCCTCTTTCGTAGCCTGCGTACAAAATGACTTGATCTCCATAGTCCTTGATTATGTTGCGTATCGACTGACTGAGATTCCATATTTTGATAACGGCTGAATTGGTCGACCATGCGAGTGATTTTAAAATTGAAAAGGAGACTCTTAAACCGGATATTTCAATCGGAGGAATCTCATAACCGGAAAAGTCTCCTTTTCGAATATTCACAGTGACTGTCGCTTCTCTGATAAAAGTCATGACACATCGCTCACTAGCTCGCCAGGTTCATAGTAGATAATTTCATTGGTCTTTCCCATTTGGAATCTTGTGATCTCTTCCCACTGATTCTGAATGTTTT